TTACCAGCACCATCAGTGGTCAATATCTGACCAATGGTACCGTCTGTGGCAGGCATAGTAAAGCCTGGAAAGTCTGTTGTGCCATCAGTGTTAAATTGCCAATTTTGATATCCTACGTTGTTAGCATCTAGACGTACTGTAAGTCCGTTTTGGTTAATGTAAAGAGTATTAAGAGTTGTGCCAGTGTGAAAAATATCTCCGGCGCCTGGAGTTACACCGCCAGCATCAGCACTAGGATCTACGTTAACCCAAGATAATTCCACACCTCCGGTATCACCAAGACCAGCAAGCAACCAAGGATAGCTGCCACCAGTGCCTCGCATACGAGAATTGCTTTCTGCATCAGCTGCCATCTTAATGTGCCCTAATACGTCAAGTTCAAACGTAAATGCACCGTTGACTAGTTCTGAAGTTGAGCCACCACCGCCCGCATCGTCTGTTCCGTTGGTCCAAAAAGTTCCGTCCCATTTGAGTACCTGTCCTGTTGAAGGAGTTCCTATAACATTAACGTCTAATAGATCGTCGATGTTAACTGCACCACCGCCACCACCACCTGTGGCGTCTGTTCCGTTGGTCCAAAAAGTTCCGTCCCATTTGAGTACCTGTCCTGTTGAAGGAGTTCCTACAACATTAACGTCTAATAGATCGTCGATGTTAACTGAACCTCCCCCGCCAGATGGTGTAGTTGGTTGCCAAGTACTACCATCAGTATTCCATGTAAGCACTTGTCCATTAGTTGGGGCTGTTGCTGAAACGTTTGTTAGATCTTGTAAGCGTAGACTTTCTAGTCCCGCTGCGTACGGTAAGGCTGTCCATGAAAGGGAGCCGTCACCAACTTTGAACTTACCTGTGTCAGTTTCAAACCCAGGCTCACCTGCGCTTAAAGTTGTATCAGCAGAAGTCCATGCACTAGCTGCCCCACGTCTAAATTGAATTTTTACTGTATCAGCAGAAGTCCATGCACTAGCTGCCCCACGTCTAAATTGAATTTTTACAGTCATGTTAATATATCCTTATGTACTCCAATTCCAAGCCATTGGAATTCTGAATTTAATTGACGTATCTAAACGCCAGGGTTGGGTTGTTACCAATGTTCGATCGTTAAACTCAACGTCTGAACTACTGCCTTCGTCTCCCACAACAAATGTAATTACTTTAACACCATTGGTAATAACCAACTGCTCAATGGTACCAGCAACAACGGGAGTTTTTTGTGGGAAATTAGTTAGCACACAGTAACCGTTGGCATCAATGGTTCTCGATACTATTTCATGTGCTGTCCAAGAAGTTAATGTTGTTCCGGAGGAATTTTTAAAAGCAAATGTAGTAAGGCTGGTCTCTAACGTCATTGTGCCGCCTGCGCCGCCGTTATTTACTACTGAATATCCCGCAAACAAACTACCTTTTTCGGGAGTACTTGTACTATTTGCTTCAGCGCCACGGCTAATGTGAGATGAGTCGCCGCTGTTATAAAACTGCCAAGTTGGATATTCATATGCAGAATCTGCCGCATTACGATAGGTTAAACTATCTACTATGTCTGCTGTAAATGCTGTGCTTATGGTCATTGTTGCCATGTTCTTATACCTCAGTTAATGTTACGCCACCGTCGTAGGGAACAAACGGTTGTCCTAGTGTGGCTGTTGTATCAGTGTATCTAATAGCGCCAACACCTGTAGTATCCGAAACCGGCACTACAACAAATTTACTTGATGCAGGAATAGCATTAAGGCTAACGTCTACAGTGGTAGCCATCCAAATTATTGCCCAACTAGCAGTTCCTGAACGCAAGGCATTAGTGGTTATAGTACTTAATGTATTGGTAAAATAATAAGTTTTTGTTGATGCATTGTATAAAAAACTAACCATGTTATTGTAGTGAGCAAGGCAATTAGTGTTGCTGCTTTTATAAGCAGTCCAATTGCTTTCTACTGTCTGTGCTGTAGGTTGAGCACCAGAATATATAGTCATTGCCCGCATTGGGTAAGTCCTGTCAGAAACACTTCCATTGTATGGTGTTGGGGTGTTGTTTAGTTCGGGTGTAAAAATCATGTCGAATGTTCTTCTAGTAACTAATCGACTAACTTGTGCTGAATATGTTGCCATTTTAACTTTTTCCTATTACATGTATTTATTAAGGAGTAAAATAATCATTATTACTCTTAACGTCAAAACCAGTTACATCAAACTCAAATGTTGGAGTATTTGTAGTATCTTCCTCTAATTCCAACATAAATGCGTTGTTACTGATCACATTAAATCCAGTTACATCTATCTCAAATGTTGGGGTATTTGTAGTGTCTTCTTCAAGCTCGATCATGAATGCGTTGTTACTGATAACATTAAAGCCAGTTACATCAAACACAAATGTTGGAGTATTTGTAGTATCTTCCTCTAATTCCAACATAAATGCGTTATTGCTAGTAAGACCAAATCTTGGTAGATTGAATTCGCCGGGTACTGCAATTGGTAGATATTGAGCATTGCTTGGATAACTTACGCCCTCGCCCCATACAATACGTACTGCTCCGTGTCCACCACTGAAGCCTACATTAATACTAGCAGTTTCACTAGCACCAAGGCGTCCACCACCGTATAACATTCCTACACCTGCTGACCCGACTCCTAACAAACCAATACCGTTGCCGTTGTTAGCACCTGAAGTACCATTTGCTCCGTCATCGAGATATCCTCCAGCACTACCTCCACCGAAATAAACCCCAGATGAGCCACTGGCGCCGCCAAAACTACGACCTCCGTCACCACCGCCGTCTCCAGTATATGTTCCGCCGTGTCCTAATGGATCTGGGTAGTATATTCCTCGACGGGCCTGGCCACCGCCACCTTTAACAATCGCTGCTGATATAAAGTAACTATCGCTACCGTTTGCAGGAGTTCCGAATACATCAGTAGTTCCAGCATTGCCTACTACTACTGTATAACTTTGACCTGGAACAACAGGTATATAATTTTTCCAGCCAAGACCACCGCCACCGCCACCGCCATCAATTGAACCACTTGCGCCACCACCGATTGCTACTACACAGACACTAGCAACACCTGCTGGTGCTAACCAACTGTAAGTACCCGGACTTGTATATTCTACTGAGTCTGCTTCAACTGATACAGGTGTTGTACTTGTGTCGTTAATAGTAACTGCGCTGCTAGTTGCTACTACAGTACCACTTGTACTGCCAGTGCGAATTGATGCAGTAAATGTCTCACTGCCTTCTGTAGTAGTGTCAGCAGTAGGAGTTACGCTGAATGATCCCGCATTACTTGTAATAGTAAACGATCCTGATATTGTACCAAAATCACCTGAATTAGTTATAGTCCAGTAATATGTACCGTCTGTAATACCTGAACCGGATACATTAAATGTTAAACTGCTGCCTTCATTAACACTAGACGCGGCAGGAGTAACACTATATGTCACTCCAGGTGCTGGTGTTGTACTTGTGTCGTTAATAGTAACTGCGCTGCTAGTTGCCACTACTGTACCACTTGTACTGCCAGTACGCACTGACACAGTAAATGTTTCTACACCTTCTGTAGTAGTGTCAGCTGTAGGAGTTACACTGAATGAACCTGAATTGCTTGTAATGGTAAATGAACCTGAAGCTGCTGCGCCAAGTGATGCGCCAAAGTCCCCACCACTAGACACAGTCCAGTAATATGTACCGTTAGTGATGTTTGAACCAGATACGTTAAATGTTAAACTGCTACCTTCGTCAACACTAGATGCAACAGCAACAACACTAAAGGTTGGTTCAGGAACAACTGGGCCGCCGTCTGCTGTAGCAGCAAATACGGAACTCGATGGAGTTCCATTGTCTATAAAGGAGTCAAATATTGTAGTAGGTGGACCACCACCATCTACATCACCTGCAGACCATTCAGCTAATGCCAGTGGGCTACCACCGTCCATGATTGCAGCAAATATAGAACTCAATGGATTTCCACCGTCAGCGTATGTGTCAAATCTTGAACTAGTAACTGCAATGGATTGGTAATGTTTCCGCCTAATGTTCCAAAGTCAAAACTATCACTAACCCCACCTCCACTATTAGTGGCGTTGACCCAAGCAGCACCATTGTATTGTAAAACCTGTCCGCTTGTTGGAGAACTAATGGCAACATCAGTAAGTTGATCTAAAGTTGTAGCACTACTTGAAGAATTAATAGTAACATCACCGAGACCATTAGTTGGTGATATTGTAACATTAGCACCTGCAATTATTTTACTTACGCCAGAAGTAATAGTTCCGGGCGTCCAAGTAGTACCGTTCCATACCAGTGCTTGACCGTTAGCTGGTGCAGTTGACGCAACATCGCCTAGTGCTGCTAAATTATGATTACTTATATCGCTTACTTGACCAGTAACATTGCCAATAACACTGCCAGTAAATTGAGCGTTAAAGCCAGTAGTTCCGGCATCTAATACCGTAAGACCGTTAGATGCTCTAACGTTGCCTGTTAAATTACCTGTGACGTTACCTAATAAATTACCAGCAACGTTGCCATTTACTGGTCCAATGTGTGTTCCAGTACTGTTACCTGTTAAATTACCTGTGACATTTCCTGTAAGATCACCTGTGACATTTCCTGTCAAATCTCCAACAAAGAATGGTGCATTAATTTCAGCAGTGGCATTTATTGATACACCTGCTTCTAAATTAAGAACTCCATTAACTGCACCTAACGTTAAATTTTGATTAGAGTAAAAAGTAAGCGAATCTCCGACTCTATTTGTTATCAGTGTTTCGCCTGGAATATTTTTATTGTTTCCACTGATCACTAAAGAATTTAAAGTTATTGCATTAAAGTTTTCAGTGATTGTATTGTAAGCAGAAAGTAAAATTGTAGTATTATGAGCAGTAACTTCAATTGGTAAGTTAGCAAATATACTATAACCATTTAAGTCTAGATCTCCTCCTAATTTTGGATTAAGATCTTCTTCTAATGCATTAATACTATCTGGAGCAGCTACAGTTATTTCCTCACCATTGTGAGAAATAATCATGTTTGCGCCTTGCTTTATACTTCTAAATTGTAGGGTAACAGTATCTTTGTCTGCAAATACTGGACTGCCTGTACCTAAATTTTCAGCAAATTCAACTTTGGTAGTGTCAAGAGTTGAAAAATTGTTGTTGGCTTTAATAAAGGCCGTGCGTAGATCATCACCGGTCCCGTCATTTGCGTATGTTCCAAGATTGACTGTTGTTATACTCATATTGCGCTCATATAGTAATATTTATCAGTACCTTACTATTACATTATACTGCATATTGTACTGCATGGATAGTGTAATTGTATATATCAAATGTAAACATGTTTACTGTTTCTGTGGTATTATCTGCTAGTTGAGTATATGTACCTTTAAACAATCTTTCAACAGCAGTTAATGATCCGGCAGTATTTCTAGTTATAGCAAATTCAGTAGCCGCTGCGTTTAATGTTAAACTTGTTTGTAAAGTTGTGTTGGTTAAGTCTGCGGTTTCTAAATACCCTGCACTATTATGGTCACCCCATCCGTAGGCAGTGTCCCAATTAGTAACTTGTGTACTAGAAATTCCACCTGCTGCACTACCTGTGAATACAGGGTCTGTTTCAGTGTAGCTAGTCAAGTAACCAACAGTGGAATGGTCACCCCAACCATAGGCAGTATCCCAATTAGTAATTTGTGTGCTAGTAATTCCAGCAGCAGAACTGACACTAAACACAGGATCAGTTTCTGTATAGCTTGTCATGTAACCGCCGAGGGCATGGTCACCCCATCCGTAGGCAGCATCCCAATTAGTAACTTGTGTACTAGTAATTCCACCCGCTGCACTGCTACTAAAAACTGGATCAGTTTCTGTGTAACTAGTAATAAAACCAGCACCGTTAGTTAATTGATCTGTGTTTGTAGGTATTGTAGGTTTGTTTGTTAGATCATCATAACTGCCGCTGAATGTAGTAAATCCTGTATCGTTAGTAAAAGAACTTAAAGTAGTTGGCGCACCTCCAAGATCTCCGTAGCTGCCACTAAATGCAATAGTTGATAGTAGTCCTGGAATCCATTCTGTTCCCACTGAACTATAGATAAGAAAATCTGCATAACTTCCACTGGTTGCTACAGTAGCTAATGTTGGTGTGCCACTTAAATCTGCATAACTTCCACTGGTAGCCACGGTAGCCAATGTTGGTGTGCCACTTAAATCTGCATAACTTCCACTGGTTGCTACAGTAGCTAATGTTGGTGTGCCACTTAAATCTGCATAACTTCCACTGGTTGCTACAGTAGCTAATGTTGGAGTACCTGATAAATCGCTGTATGATCCACTGGTTGCTACTGCGGCCAATGTTGGAGTACCTGACAAATCACTGTATGCTCCACTAGTAGCCACTGCGGACAATGCTGGAGTACCTGACAAATCACTGTATGCTCCGCTGGTTGCTACAGCGGCCAGCGAACTAGTATTGGCTTTTAATGATATAGCAGTTGTAATTGTTGTGGCAAAATTTTCGTCGTCATTCAATGCTGCGGCAAGTTCGTTGAGTGTATTCAATGCAGCAGGTGCAGTGTCAATTAAATT